GGGGCGCGGGCTTGTTGTTCAGCAGATCCGTCTGCGCCGCCAGCCAGTGCTTCCCGTCGCCTGTGCCCACGCTCTTGAGCGGGTTAACCAGCTCGATGCCCAGCCCCTCGACCGCCTCCCGCAGCATCGCCACGTAGTCACGCCCGGCGATCACTTCCAGGCGCCCGCCGCGGGGTAGCTTCTGCCGCAGGCTCTCGCGCGTGTTGCGCACCCACTCGCTCCGCGCGTCGCCCTTCAAATCCTTTACCTGGGTGTCGTAGCGCGTCGCCTGGGTGTCGGGGTCCACAATGCCCAAGCCGGCGCTGACCACCGCCCAGGGGGTGCCGTGGCGCGAGCGCGCCTCCGCGAACCCCCGCCGCTTGTTCCACAGGTCTTTGCGGTACAGGTCCCGCACGGCCACGGGGTCGTCGTGGTCCACCTTCGACTTGCTGCACCCCACCAGAGTCAGGTCGATGCGCTCGGGGGCGTCCCACGTGGGGAGCACCGTGTGGCGCCCCTTCTTCTTCGCCTTCGCCTTGGGCTCATCGTCGTAGGTGTAGGTGTAGCTCCCCGGGGAGCCGTGGCGCGTGCCCTTCCCGCGATACGCAGTGTATGCCTTCACCAGATCCGCAAAGCAGCGCCAGCCCCTCGGCGTGCCACGCCTGCATCGGAAAACCCCCAGCGCCTTATCCATCGCGTCTACCAACCGCCCCGCGCGGAGCTGTTTCCGGTGCTCCATCACGGTGTCCAGCGGTGCTGAGAACGCGCCTTGCGCCTTGCGCAGGCTGCTAATGTGCTCGAAGAACTTTCGGGTGCGCTCACCCAGGGCTCGGGGGCCTCGCATCACGTAGAGCTTGAACGCCTCCGCGTATGCCTCCTCTGGCTTGGTGCTCCCGTACTGCGTTGTCCAGTGAACGGGCACATGCGCACCCACCAGCTTCTCGCGCATCTCTTTCCGCACATCGTCAAGCCCGTGCTGGCGGTCGCCGGGGTGCGCCCAGGTGGTCGTCAGCCTGCTTTCCAGGTCTTCCCCCACGACCCCCACCATCGCCGTGTAAAGCGCGCGGGTCTCCGGGTCCAGGTCAGGGTCATTGGTGATGTGGGCACGCACCCGTTCGGAGAACGCGCTTTCCGTCCCCAGCCTCTCGCTGTAAGTGGCCCCGTCGCGCTGCGCGTCGCTGGCGAAGCGCGCCGTGTAGTCGGCCAGCTTGTCCACGTCCTCGCGCGCCACGTTGACCATGCGCGCAGACTCGGCGTCCCACCCTTCAACGGCGCGGCTGGGCAGGTTGCGGTAGTAGTGCCGGTGTCCGAATTCGTGGACGATGGACGCCACTGTCTCCTCGTGCTCCCCCAGCGTACCCAGCGAATTGGTGTTCCACTCGACCGTGTCCGCTGACCGGCCGTTTCGCATGTATCGCGCCTCGTGCTCCCGCGCGTGCTTCTTGAGGGTGACCCGCCCGCCTTTGTACGCCTCGTGGAACCCCGCGCGCTTCATGCGCCCCTGCGCTTCGCGCAGATCGTGAGCGAGCGAACGGGCCATCTCCGGCGTTGCCTCGTGCCTGCTGACCTGTAGCTGGACGGCGCCCACCTGCTGCGTCTCCAGCCGCTCCTCGTGGGACACGTCCTCAGTCCCACGCTTCGCCGACGCGGCCAGCTTTCTGTGAATGCGCCGAAGGCGCCGCGCGGTCGCCTGGGGGCCGCCCTCCAGCACGCTGCTGCGGTTGAGCCCGCTCATCAATGCGTCCAGCCCGCCCTCGTGGTCGGGTTTGTCCCACAGCTCCAGCTTCATCGCCCACCGCAAGACGTTTGTGCTGGCGCGGCCCACTTCGCGAACCAGCTCGCGCGCTCGGCCATGTCGCCAGTCTGCGCCGTTGGGCAGCTTCTCCAGCTCGTCCGCGATCTTCGCCAGCTCGGCGCGCACGCCAGCCGCTTGCTTCAGGTCGTACCGGGTGATGCGCGCGCTGGGCTCACTCACCGCGGGGTGGTCGTGCGCGAGCTGGGGGCGCTCGGGCTTCGGCTCCTCACGGGCGGCGGGGGGCGCCGCGCTTGGCTGCATTGGACCCAGCAACGAGAGCTGGCCCGCCGCCTCCAGCGCCTCCCGCTTGCGCTGGCCGCGCCCACTGCCCCGCCGCGCGGGCTCGTCGTAGTCGTAGCTGTAGTGCCCCGGCACACCCGTACGGCGCCCCTTGCCATGGTAGGTCGCCGCGTGCGCCTTGATCAGCTCGGCATAGGTCAGCATTCCGCCGCCCATCCTACACGGCTACTCGCTGAGCGCCCACCAGACCCAAGGGGCTGTCTTGTGGTCGCCGTCGCGAGCGCGCGCCACCAGCTCCCGGCGTAGCAGCCCGTTCAGCGCGCTGCGTACTTGCGGGATCGTACACCCCGTGATCTCTTCCAGCTCCGCGCGGGTCCATGACACCGCCTCGGAACGCAGCGCCTCCAACACCTTGCGTTGAGTCGGCCCCAGCCCGCGGTTACGGATCAGCTTCGTCGTCGTCATCATCGTCTCCGAAATCCGCTCCGGGGAACATCCCCGCGATGCCGTCCCACAGCTCTTGGGACCGCCTGTCGTCTGCCTTGATCGGGGGCTCGTCGTACACGGTCCCCGCCATCTCGTGGATCGCGTCGCCCGTCGCCACGCGGTATTGGAAGCCGGCGCCGCGCAGCACGCACTCCGCGATCCACAGCGCCATGACGGTGTCGTCGTGCGCCTCGCGCCCCAGCCCCCACAGCTCCGCGCACAGCACGTCCACGAACGCCCGCCCCTCGGGGTCGTCGGGGTGGTAGGGCAGCACCACCTTTCCGTTCTCGAAGAGCGTGGCCAGCGCGGGCACGCCCTCCCACGGGTCGGCCTTCTTCGGCCCCGTCGTCATGTGGGGCTTGATCGGTAGGTCCGTCGTCCGCTTGAGCCCCATGTAGTGCAGCTCCCCGAACGCGTTCCGCTCGACGCCAACCGCACGCACCTTGCGCAGCCCGCCCAGCGCCTCGAATTCGCCCATGACCTCGCCCCGGATGCGCCCGGGGGACATGCCGCGCTTGCGTAGCCCGCTCACGAGGTAGCGGTCACCCGTCTTCGGGTCCTTGCCCCAGCCGATGCCCACCACGTAGTCGCTGTCCTGGGCGCGCGCTCGATCCTCGTCGGTCACCAGCGCAAGGTCCCAGCCCTGCACCAGCAGAAGGTCCTCCACGGGCGGGAGCTGGCCCAGGTGCAGCCCGCGCCCGCGCTTCTTCGCCAGCTCCAACCACTCCCACTTGAACGCCGCCGCGCTGTCGTCCTGCACTTGGTGCTGAAACTCGCGGGCGAAGAACAGCGAGCCCATGCCGTAGCGCTCGCCCAGCAGGTACTCGATGGGGCGCTCCTCGGGCCACAGCACTTCAGAATCGCCCTCGACGCGGATCCGGGTGACAAGCTCCTGCCCGGTCTTCGGGTCGGGCTCCGTCTCAACCTCGTGCGCGTCGGGCCACTTCAGGATCGCGGGGTCCTCGATCACGCGCCACAATGGCGACTTCCGCAGCCGGGCATATAGGTCGTCGGCGTGCTTGCGCGTCCCGATCACCGCCAGCGTTCCGCCGCGGTTGAGCATTGGAAGCACGGTGCCCGCCCACCACGTGCGCGTCTTCTCGCGCTGGCCCTCCGTGTACGTCGTCCGGTCGTCTTCCAGGTCGTCGCACAGAATCAGATCAAAGTGACCGCCCGTGATTGCGCCGCCGCTGCCGACCGCCTCGATCGTGGGGTCCACGCTGGCCAGCTTGCGGGTGACGTAGAGCTGGGTGTTTGTCCATTTCTCGTCGTTCGCTCGGAAAGGTCCCAGCCCCGCCTCCGGGGCGCTGCACCAATCCTCCGCGACCTTGTCCGACGTAAGCAACGACCGTAGGCGCCGCACGCGCTTCTCTGCCACGCCCGCCGCTTCGCTGATCCACAAGATCCGCACGTCGCGGTTCAAACACACCTGCCGCAGTGCAAGGCTGATCGCCAGCTCGGTCTTGCCGTGGTCACGCGGGGCCAACAGCAGCAGCCGCCCCTTCCGACGGGTCCGCCGCGCGGTGACCATCGTCTCTTCGACCACGTCCAGCCAGCGCCGTCGGTGCGCCGCCTGCCGCATCCCGCAATAAAGCGTGTCGAAGAAAGCGGGGGACCCCGCGGCCAGCCCTCGGCGCCCCTCGGGGGTCGCGAGGAGCTGAGCCGCGATGCTCACTTGCTGCGCTTGCGCCGCCGCGGGGGACGCGCCTGGGCGTCTTTCGCCTTCGCCTTCGGGGGCTCGGGCTCGGGCGCCTTGGTCGCGTGCGGCTCTACCGCCGCATCCGCGTCGTCGGGGGTCACGTGGTAATTGGCCATCGTGGCGAACCGCGCCGCCTCCACGGGGGTCGGGTTGCTCCCGTCCTCCGCGGTCACACGACCTTCGGCATCCACGTTGAACACGCGGGTGCCGTAGAGCTTGGAGTTGCGGATCTTCAGGTGTCGGACGGGCATATAAGCCTCCGGTGGTTGAGCCGCCCACCCTACCAGCGTCCGTTGATTGACGCGGGCTCGCGCGAGCGGATAAAGCCGGCAGGGCCTGATCCTGCCCGGTTGCCGCTACATGGTCAAGGTGTTGACGCTGCGTGCCCGCGTTCCCCGCCTCCGGTACCCCGGGACGGGGGCAGCTCCGAACTAAGCGGAGGAGCCAGCCCGTGGAATCGAACCACGGGCGCCGGGGCGCACGAGCACGCAGCCCCACGAGGGTGGCGGGAAATGTCTACATGGTCAAACGAGCATGTAGACATCGCCAGCCACTCGGCGAATGGGTCACGCGAGGGGTACGCTCTGCGCATGGGCACGGGCAACGCTCAAGGGTTCGATTTACGGCAAGTCGCCGCGGGGCTGCGTAGGATGGCGCGCGCTGGGTACCCCGTCCAGTGCTGGTACCTCGACGGCGTGGAAGCCGCCGCACGCGCCGACCCGGATCACCCCTGCTCACGTCGGGTGCTGCTCCTGGTCGACGTTCTGCGCCCGGGGTGCTCGGGAGTCTAGCGCTTCGGCCCGGCCTTCTGCATCTGCATCTTGGCCTCTTCCATCGCCTTGCGTAGCTCCTCAGCCGCCTTCTGCACCGCCTCGGGGGGTGTCGGGGGCGCTGGGGCGTGCGCGTCCGCCACAGGGGCGCCTGCGTCCTTGCCGGCGTCTTTGCCTGCATCGGGCACCGCGCCGTCAGGGGCGGCCAGGAACACGAGCGCAGTCAACGCCGCCGCCGCCACCAAAATGATCGGGGTGTTCATCGGCTCGCCTCCAATGCCGCCAGCAGCTTCTCCGAGCGGGACATTACGTCACCGCACGCCTTCACCTGGGTGGTCATCACGGCGTTCTCCGCGCGGGCCTCGGCCGCCTGGGTGGCCTTGTCCAGCGTGACCGTGGTCAGCCCGCCAATGACCGCCAGTAGCGTGGTCAGGACGGACATCGCCAGTTTCATGCTGACCGTCTTGTGCTCACCGTCGTCGCTCATGGCTTCCGCTTTCTGTCTTTCTCCAGCCCCTCGCGCCAGCGGCGTGTCGGAGGTGCGGGGCGTCCCTGCACTACTCGCGCGCTCAACAGCTCAGCCGCGCCCGCATCCGAAACGCCTGCGTGGGCCAACGCGCGCGCCAGCTCGCGCCCCTTGGCCGTGAGCTGTGCGTGCTGGTAGCCGTACTCCCCCGGCTCCTGTCTCCATGCCGTGTTCTCAATCAGCCCGCGGCTTTTCAACGCGCGCACAGTCGCGTCCCCTTCGCCCTCGCCGATGCTGGCCTCTCCGTGCAAGAACGCGAGGAGACGCGACGCCTGCGAACGGTTGACCCGGTGCGCCTTGAATGCCGCCTGCACGGTCTCGACGTGGTCCCCGGTGCTCGCCGGGGCTACGCTTTTGGGCTCTTCCCCGACTTCCGGTGAGCCCGAATCACCATCTGGTTGTCCGTCTTGCGGCGCTTCGCCTCGAAGCGGTGCGTATCGCCGTGCGCGTTCTGGAGCGCAGCCATCGCCGTGCCCCAGTGCTGCTCTTCGTCGGGGTGGTACGTCGCCACAGCACCGCCGCTACGGTGACTGCTCTTGCTCTCCGCGAAGTCGGCCACGTGCTGGTCCGCCTGCTGGACGATGCGGTGCAGGTGGGCGCTGTTGTGGATACCCGAACGGGACGACGCCGCGTTTGTGCGCGCCTCGGTCATCAGCCGCCTGTGGAAGTCCTCGCCGTGCCCGTGCTCAGCGGGCATCTGCGCACCTCCGTGGTCGCCGGACCAGCTCGTGGGCTCCTCGGGCGTGCCCATGAGCTTCGTGAAGCGGCTGACCAGATCCGCCGCCTCCCCACCCGACAGCCCGTGTTCCTGGGGGTCGGGGGCCGCCTGCGGCGTGTCCCCGTACTGAGACGCCGCGTGCTTCGCGTACTCGTGCAGGTAGCTCGGCGCCAAGTCCGCGACCTTACTCGACCCCTTGCCACCGCCGTCCTCGTGCCACCGCTGCCGGTCCTTCTGCACCTGCTTGATCACCTCGTGCCGCGCCGGCATCCCGCTGTGGCCCGGGTGCTTGTACCAGCTCTCCGCCGCCTCCTTGATGCCCCGCTCACGTCCCAGGCGCCCGCCCCGGTTCAGCAGGGCCTTCGGCACCTTGTGTTGCGGGTGGTCCGCACGCTCCAGAGCCGCCTTCCCCGCCGCGACCAATGCAGCGTGGCTCCCCGGCTTCGGCGTGTCCTTCTCCGTCCGCGCGCTGACGCTCGCCGCCGCAGCCTGCTTCACCGCGCCGGGCTTCTGCTTCATGGACGCACTGGCCGCCGCGTTGGGGTCCAGCCCCATCGGGTCGCCGCCCTCAAACGCCGCGTCTACCTCGGCCTGGGAGCCGAAGCCGCCGGTCTTGCGCCGATCCGCCTTGTCCTTGTGTCCCTCGTTGAGACGCCGATCCGCCTCCGCGCTCAGGGCGCTCGCCGCCTTCCGCGCCTGCCGCCGTGTGCGAACCGACGCATGGCCGTGTCCAGGGGCGTTCAGCGCGTTCCACACCTGCCCCTTGAGCTTGCGCAGTTCCTTGTCCGTCAACGACGTCAGGTCGTGCGCCCCGGGGGGCACCTTGTATGCGTTCATCTCCAGGTACTCGACCAGATCCGTACCCAGTGCACCCTTGGTCTTCTTGTACGCCGTGTGCGCGTCCAGGGCGTCACGCGGGTGGGGCACGCCCTCCGCGTCCATGCGCGCTGCTTCGCGGTCCATCATCTCGTCGTCGGTGAGGGGCAACATCCCGCGCTTCTTCAGCTCCGCGTCCAGCGCCGCCATCTTCTTGCGGCCCTCCTCCCAGCCCTCGCGCCGGGCGAGGGTCGCACGTAGCGTCTCGATGCTGCCGAGGCTGTTCCAGTTGGGCTGGTCGCTCCCCGTCAGTCCCGCGCCCTCCAGCACTTCGTGCCACAGCTCCGCGCGCCCCTTGCGGTCTCGCCCCTTCAACGCCTCATTGAACGAGTGACGCGTATGGGGCTTGCTCGTGGCCTTCTTGCGCGCCGCCTTGCTCGCGGCCGTGGCCTTCTCCCCCGCCTTGTTGGCCCGCTCGCTGAACACGTCGCGGGCTCGGGTGTCGATGCTGCCCCGCCCGTGCCGGTGCGCCTCTTCGTGCGCGTCCGCCGCGTTCAGATGCGCCCGGGTCTCCGGCCCGTGGCCGCCCAGCTCGGCCGCCTTCGCCCGGTGCCGCGCCGCTTCGTCGTGGTGGTGCGCATCTTCGTCGTTCCACTGCGCCCGGTCGTGGTCGTCGGCCCACTCGGATGTGGTCCCCGCCAGGGTGTCGTGTCTCTTGGGGTCGCTCGGCTCCACGCGCCCCGCGCGGATGTCTGCGTGCGCCGCGCCGTGGTGTACCGCTGCGTGGTGGTGCTTGCGCTCTGCGTCCGCGTGCTTCCCCCGGCTCTCCATCGTCCGGTAGGGATCAGCCGCCGCCTTCTTGTGCTCCAGCGCCATCTCGTCGTGGTGCGCCCGGCGCTCGTCGTGGTGCGCCAGCGCCGCGTCCTTGCCGTGCTCGCCGTCGTGAGCCCCCGCGGGCTTCGCGCCCTTGCCGGGGTACCAGTAGTTGCCCTTGCCGTCCGTAAAGCCGCCCTTCTTGGAGCGCTTCGCGGGGTAGTAGCCGCTCGGGGGCTTGTCGCCGGCCTTCTTCTTCGCCGCGTCCAGCTTCGCCTTCGCCTGGGCGACGCGCCCGCGGGCCTCCCCCTCGCGCCGGTCCCGGGCATCATCGCCGCTGCTCGTGGCACCGCGTCCACCCGCAACGGCATCGCTGGCCGCCAGCGCTTCAACGCTCGCCCGGCCTGCGTCGGCGTGCCCTGCCGCATGTAGCACAGACGCGTTCTCGTGCGCGTCTGCCGCGGCGCGGTGTTGCTTCGCGTCGGACGGGCGTCCTGCTGCCACGGCGCGGTGTGCGGCTGCTGCGTCTGCGTGGTGCGCGGCCCTGCGTCCGATCTGGTGGTCAGACACCGGATCACGCGGGGCAGGCGCTCGCCCGCCGGGGTCCAGCGCGTCGCGGATCCGGCCACTACCTCGGCCCCCCTCCTCACCGTGGCGCCCCGTGTGGCGAGGGGTTTCCTTGCTCCTCGCCCTGATAGATGCGGCTTCCGCGTCTCGTGTCCGGTCGTTCGCTCGCTCCGCGGCTGCTTCTGCCCCGGGTCGGCCCTCCGCGTGCGCCGTCCGCGCCGCGTTGTGTGCGTCCGCCGCGTTGTTGTGCGCCATGATCGCCTGTGCGTGCTCCTGCGCCCCCGGCGCCCCCGGCGTGCGTCGATGCTGGTGATCCTCCGCCCTCTTCCGGTGATGCTGCGAGCGAAGTGCGTGATTGCGTTCCGCCTCAGCGCCCGGCCCCCGGGGACGACGCCGTCGGGGCCTGTGACCGCTGTCCGCGTCACTGGCGCCGCCGCCGAAGAGGGTCGTTTGGCCCGCCGCTTCGCGCTCGCGGTAGTCCTTGCCCTTCGCCTTCGCCAACCGCGCCACGCTCGCCATCGTCAACATGCTGGTCCTCCGCCGATTCGACCCAGGTTACGCGTCACTCGCCCAGCCCGGCAAGGAACGCAGTTCCACGGGTCGCCCCGCCATCCTCGCGTGCGCGATACCCAAGCCCATGCCCGTGCTGATGCCCAGGTCCGTGTACGCGACCGTGGCGTGGGCCACCAGCCCCCACTCGAACCCCAGCGCCACGCCCAGGTCGCGTTCCACGGGGTCGTCGTCGTCCAGCGCGTCGGTGTACATCCGGTGGCTCGCAAACGGGGCTTCTCCACGCCCGATACAATCACGCTGCGCGTCTCGCAGATAACGCATGTTCCGCGCCACATCGCCCCTGTACGGCGTCTCCACGATCACCCGCCGCCTGCGCTGCTCGGGCTCGCCCCCGGGCTGGCGCCGCGTCTCCAGCGCTCGAAGGAACGCCACCATCGGGAGCGTCTCCGCAGAGACCCACACGCCCGCGGCGTCCGGGTTAAGAATCAGCGCACGCCGCTGGAGCTGGCCTCCTTGGAACCGGAACACGCCCAACCTCCCCAGCCGGACCACGCGCCCCGCCAGCAGGTACTCCAGCAAGTAGATCAAGTCCTACAGCACCCGCCCGATCACACTAGGCTCACGCCAACCGCGCCGCGCCGCGCGCAGCATTCGCCGCGGGCTCACGCCGTGCTGAACAGCGTACGGGAGAACGCCCAGGTAAGCGGGGTCAAACACGCCATTGGCCAGCAGATACGCGGCCAGCTCCGCCTCGCCCTCCGGCGTCGGTGCGTACCCCAGCGCCACGTGCGCCGCGTCGTGCAACCGCATCGAGTACCGTGCCCACGGATCACGGCACATCGTCCCCAGGTCCCACCCGAACAGGTCGACGGCGCGTGGGTCTGGTTCGTCGGACGGAAACGCCGGGTGCAAGAGGCGCCACAGCACCCGCCCCGCGAGCGAGTCCTCCCACCGCGCCACCAGCTCCAGCGCCAGATCCGACGCCAGCGCTGGGTTCGGGGTCGTGTAGATCGTCAGCAAGTCGCGCAGCATCGTCGCCCTCCAGCGCTTCCAGGCGCGCAGGGATCCGGCCCGCTCGAAACGGCGTCATCAGACCCCGCTCGACCAGCGCCGCCTCCTCTACGACCAGCTCGCGCAACATCCGCCGTGCGTCGTCGCACAGCACACCCGTCCGGCACTCAGGGCAGCCCGTTCGCCCGGGGCGTTTACCCCGCCTCTTCGCCACCTTCGCGCTGCCCTCTCGCCACCTCTTGCGGGGGGTTCTTGCTCGACCACAACCAGAGACACCCGTCGCACGTGCACTCGTGCGGGTCGTCGGTCCACATGCCCTCGCCCGCGCCGCAATACCCCGACGGCGCCCCGCCCTCGGGCCGCGTCAAGTGCACCGCGCCACGCGCCACCGCCATTCGCCTGCTGCTCAGTTCACCACCCGCGTCCACTCAGTTCACCACCCGCGTCCACATATACAACGCCCCCGACAACGACACGGGCTCACCGCGTCGCGTCGCGCTCACCTTCATGCCACCCCGCAAGCTCAAGTCGCCGTGCTCAGCGCACCACCGAATACGCCACTCCTCGCCATCGGCCCCCGTGAACCGCGCACCGTCGGGCAGTACCTCGACCGCGGGCGCCAACAGCTCCGCGACGCGCCCATGTATCTGGTCCCACCGTGACACGCCCGTAAGCGACTTCAGCCGGTCCAGCTCCCGCGCGCGGCCTTCAGCACGCGCACGCTCACTGCGCAGCTTCGTGGACATGGTGCTCACTTCTCACGCCCCCTTCCCTCAGCGCCGATCGGTTGATCCGAAACATCAGCCTTTCCCCATCGCCTCATCGAAGCACGGCGAGCACACCACGTCCCCGTCCGCCAGCCCCGACGCCTCCCGGCACCCTTCTTCATCGCACCAGCAGCGGGCGCAGTTGTCGCACACCAAGGCGATGGAAGAAGCCAAGATGCAGATGCAGAAGGTCAGGTCCGCGCCGCACCCGTTGCACTCCGCGCGCTCCTCTACGTCCCCCATCACCCCGCCTCCTCGAAATCAGCTTCCAGCACCACCCGCGCCCGGTCTGTGAGCTGGCCAGCCAGCCCGTCCCCCAGCGCTCCGAGCTGATCGGGGTCGAGCCCGAACCGTTGCACGGCGATCTGCACGGGGTCGACCACGCCCACGTTGACGTTGACCTGGGTCGTCGGCGCGTCCGTCGCCCCGCAGAGCGTGGCCCGGTGCTTCTGCGCCTCCAGCAGTGCCTTCGCCAGCGCCGCGACCTCGCGCGCGTCCGTCTCGCCGGGCACGCACGCCAGCAAGTGGTCCGTGAGCGTGGCCTCCAGCCGCACCGCGTCCCACCACAGCGCCTCACGCCGCAGCGCCAGCGCGCCGTGCCCCAGCGCCGTGAACGCCTTCCGTAGCGCCTTGGTGGCCTTGACGACCTGCGCCACCGTGAGCCCCGTCGCCGCCGCCACTTCCGCAACGGGCACGCCACGCACAAGGCACTCACCAACCACGGACCGCCAACGGTCGAACGCCGCCCCATCCAGACGCGCAACGCCTGGATGGCCTGGAGGTTTGGGGGGCGCAAGGATGCCGCTCAAGCCCCGGTGCTCATGCCCCAAGTCCCGCAGCAACACGGGCTCATCAGGTGCCAGAGGCACCTCGCCCACGACCGCTTTCTCGGCCCATTTCCACCACGTGCCCAGCTTGCACCAACGTGTCCGGTGCAGGCTCTTGTAGCGCACGCGGCCACCGCCGCAGTCGTGCTCCAGCACCTCGCGTTGCTGCGTGCCTCGGTGCCACACGCCACCGACGGGGGGCCAGCCTCGGTCTTCCCGCCTCACAGCCACTCCAGCACCCCGTCCGCGTACTCCCAGGCACGTGGCCCGGGGTCGTTGCCGGCATTGTAGCGCGCCAGCCCCTCGCGGAGCCCGTAGCGCCCCGTGTAGGTCGCCAACGCCTCCATCCCGGCATCCACCACGTCGCAGCCCGCTCGGCGGCCTTCTGGACACCACCAGCGCGGCACAACCTGCATCGGGCCGACCGCCCCCGCGCTGCTTTCGTCGTTGGGCGCCATTCGCGACTCGTGCCACGCCACCGACACAGCCAGCCGGGGGTCGACCCCGCGGGCACGCGCCGCCAGCACCACGTCCACGCAGACCACCGTCCGGCTCACCAGCTCCGCGCCGCGCACGTGCTCCGCCCGCAGTCTTGCGACCGCTGGAGAGCACGGGGCGAAGATCTGGGCGAGTAGGAACGCGATGATCACCGCTCCACGGGCTTCGTGACCATCCCGTGCGAATGCGCCACGTGGGACGCGGCAAACGCCGCCGCAAACACCCGCTGCTCCAGGGTCGTCATCTCGCCTTCAAGCACCATTCTTCTCCCACCACGGCGTACCAGCGCCGTTTTTCATCGTCGCTCAACACGTACCACGCCCGGGAGTGGTCGGGCTGCACGCTCGCAGCACACCACCGCTCGTAGGCTTCCCGGGCTCGTTCGTACTTGGTCATTCACCGGACACTGTAGCCCCACGCCCGTAATTGGTCAAGCCCCTGCCGCCACCCGTGCGCCACGCCCCAGCGCCAGCCGCGTCCCGCCAACCACCCGCCCCAGCGCTGCTGTGCTGGCGAGCCATCGGGGTCCTTGCCGCCGTCGCTCCGCTTCATCTCCAGCCCCGCGCCGGGGCCGACTCCGGCCAGCGCCGCCACGCGTGCCCGTGCCTCCGGCGACAGCGCCCGCAGCGCCTCGACCAGCTCCTGCTCGAAGTCGCTCGCCACGTCCAGATCCGTCGGCTGGCTGAACACCAGCAGGTCGGGCACGCCGATGGCTAACCCCTCCCGCTTCAGCTTCGCCATCTGCCGCGCACGGTCGCGCTTGTTGCCTGCCAACGATGCCCCGTTGGGCACCGACGCGATCAGCAACCCCGCCCTGCGCGCTCGCCGCACCAGCTCGCTCTGCTCTGAGTGCTCGCTCAGCACGAAGAATCCGCCGCCGTTGACCAGACGTAGCTTTCGGACAGGTCCGCAGTCACCGGGAATGGGGGCGGGGGCATCTCGCCCCGGTCACACCGCGCCTCCACCCACGCCCAGAACCACCCGGGCACGAGCTGGGGGACCTCCGCGGGCTGCATGGATAGCTCCAGCTTCAGCCGGGGGTCACTGTGTCTTGCCAGATCACCCGACGCTGCCAACAAGTGTTGATCGTCCACGTCGAACCCCAACGCGCCCAACCGCCGACACGACAGCGCCGGGGTCCAGTAGTTGACCGTCAGGCGCACCGCGCCGAAGCCGCAGGGGACGATCCGCGCTGAGTTAAGGAACCCCTCCGCATCACGCCACAAGAGCGCAGCGCGCCCCTTGTCAAAGAGCGCCCCAGCGCAAGAATTCGCCAAATTCGCCAAAACGGCGCGTTGCGTGGCTTTCACGGCTTTAACCTCCCTGGTAGCGGGTGAACCCCCGCTAGGTAGCGGGTGGGTGTCCTGAAAACGTCCCAAAAACCCCATGTTTCCGGCAGTATAGCACAAGGGTAGCGGTAGTAGCGGGAAAACGCTTGGGAGTCCCTATACATATGCGTATATAGACTCCCAGAGCCTCAACCGCTACTTCCGCCAGCTTTTCTGTAAAGCCCCGCGGTGATTGGAGAAAGTGGGTAGCGGGTAAAGTGCTTTACCCGCTACCCAACCGCTACCACCCGCTACCCCGATTACGCACATTTCTAACATGGCCGGTGTACTTCCCTCCCTAGAGCAATTGATTACACCGCAAAATACCAACGCACGCCTTTGACCTTGTTGGTCCCCACGCCTGGGATCGTCTTGACGCGCTCCCCGAACACCCTACCGGAGAGCTGGTTTCGGTAGCCGTTCAGCTTGGCCCATTCCACGTATCGGTTGTAGAGCTGGCTAGCGCCGATGCGCCATGATTCACCCGCCACGGCGTCGTCTTCGTCCATGAAGCAGGCGACCTGATCTGCCCGGCTTCGCCAGTCACGGGTGATGCGATCACAGCTCCCAGGCTTCACATACCCCCCGCGGGCGAGCACCCCGGGCACCGCCTCTACAGCCCACGACATGATGAGCCCGCGCTGGGTCTCGATGAGCCGCTGGGTCAGCGTGCGGTCCTGCTCGTGCTCCGCGAAGACGCGGGGGAACGGTAGCACCTTCCAGCGGCGCCAGAAGCCGTGTGAATGGTCGCGGACGCCCGGCAACGCGTTAGCGCTGAACAGGTGGCCCGCGCGCGGGGTGAAGTCGAACGGGGCGCCGTAGATCGCACGCGCCTCGGTCACGTCCCCGCTGATGATGCCCTTGACCTTCTCGCTGCTCATCATCTCGACTTCGGGCAGCTCCGACACGAGGTTGACCCGGGACCCCGCCAGCCGAGCGCGCCGGTACTCGTCGCCCCACTCCTGGGGGCTGATGGCTGTGACGGTCTTCCGGTCGAAGAGCGAGCGCACCACGTCCAGCAGCACGGACTTCCCGTTGGCCCCGCCGCCCAGCAGGATGAACGCCTGCTGGAAGCGGGTGGCGAGGCCCATCGCGTAGGTGCCGATGATCTCCCGCACGAGCTGGATCATGTCGCCCACGTCGGGCAGGGGTTCGAAGACTTCGCCCAGGTAGCGCAGGAAGGCCCCAGGCGTCGCCCCCGGCTGAAACTCGAAGGGAACGGCTACCGTCGCCCGGTGCGCGGCGTCGTGGGGCCGCAGGGTGCCCTCCTGGCCCACGAAGCCGTCGGCGAAGACCACCCCGGGCTCCTCGTGGTCGAAGTAGCCGGGGGTCCGGTGTTCGCGCAGCATGACCCCTGCGACGCCCTTGCAGTCGTTGTCCCGCAGCTTCAGGTTGGTGAATCGGTCGTTGCCGTCGCGGTCGACCCCGGCACGGATGGGGAAGCCGGAGAACCGCGCCGCGCGCCGCGCCAGCTCCTCGCCATCGCTCGACTCGTAGAGCCCCAGCGCCGCCGAGTATGCCCAGAGCATCCCGCGGTCGCCCACGGTGTCGTCGGGCAGCTCCGCCAGCAGGCGCCGTGCAACCTCGACGTGGTCCCCCAGCGCCAGCGGTCGGTCGTCCGCCACCGCTTCCGGCTCTGCGCGCGCGCCTGCTTCCCAGCGCTCCGCGCTGCGCGCGATGGCTGCGACTTCGCGGTGTGGCAGGGGCGGATCGCACTGCGCCTCATTCCGGGTTTGCAGCTCCTCCAGCAGCGCCGTGCCGCCGAGCCCGCGCCCGCGCAGCTGGCCCGCGACGCGTACGAGAAAGTCGTTGCGCCGGCCTTCGCCCTGTGCGCCCAGCGCTTCCAGGGGCAGCCGCGCGTCCGCGATGCCGTCGAACATGCCCTCCAGCCCGAGCGCGCTGGGCAGCGCGTCCAGCTCGATGCGGGGGATGGCGTCGAGCCCGCCCGAGCGGAGCCGCTGGGGCTCGCCGCCGCGGTTGACGAACGGCAGGCGGTAGCAGCGGGACCATTGGCCGAGCGTTGCGGGGTCGACCCGGGAGCCCGCGGCATCGACCATTGCCGCCGCGCGCCGCTGGATGACCTCGAACTGCTGGATGGTGACGGGATA